ATGGTATCTTCCTGATGTTCAATATGCTCAGGATGAACTCCTTCAGTAATAATTTCCAGTTCTTCTACAGATACGTTCTCTACAATACCATGCTCAAACTGAACATCGTAGTGAGACACAAAACCGTTCTCATCGGGAACAGCATGCTGACCAAAGATAGTTTCACCTTCACCCCACTGCTCAGAGCAGACTTTTTTAGCACAGTTGTGAGCGCCCTTTTCAGACTTGCTTACACAATCGCCCTTTTTCTTCTTACCATATCCCTCATAAACGGAAGCATATGCCTCCATAAGAGATCTTACTTCTTTTGCTTCCATTGTAATATAGAAAAGTTATTCTCCTTTATATTTAGTATTGTATTTCTTTCCACGCCAAGAAAATTCTGACTTACCCGCCTTTCTAGCATCCGCAAATGCTGCATCAAAATTCTTAGCAGCAGATTTAAGTTGACTACTTGACCGGTTTACCTGTGCCTCTTTCTTCGCAATCTCTTGCTTCTCCGCATTTGCTTTAGCAGATCGTTCACCAGTTGGTTCTGGTTTTGATTTAGATGCTGCTTCAGTTTCTGCCCTTTGTTGAGCAAGTTTATTATCTTTTTGCAGTTCTCTTTCTGCACGTCGTGCAGCACTATCAGTGTTAGCCTTATCAACAAGTGCAGCAGTACCACCAACTACACCAATACCACCAGAAACTTTAAGAGCTCTAACTTTATCAGCAGTACGCTGTGCCTTCATTTGCGAAGGAGTAAGAACGTCTTTTTTAGGAATGCTGTAAACAGTCTTATCACCCTTCGTGATGGTTAATGCGGAAGGTCCATCAACCTTAGGCGCAACTCTTCGTGGTTGTGCTTTTAAGGTCGGCATACTTCTCTGAGATGCCTTACCACCAGACATTGTAAGACCAGTATTACCACCTCCAGGCAATCCAGTGTTGGGATTTCTGGTTACATTTCTCAACTCTTGTGCTCTAGCAGAAGTTCCAGGAATCTGCATCTGTCCTGGTGTTTGTGCGGCAGGTACTTTTGGTTTTGGTAAAGCAGAGCTTGCAGCAGGAACAGGATCAGTGCCAGTAAATGGAGTTCTTCCTTTAGTAAAATTTTGTGCTTTACCAGTTTTAGTAAGAAGACTTCCTTGACGTGGTGTTCCTTGAAGAATTTTTTGAGTGGTCGCCTTTACTGTTTTTTGTGCGGCAGGATTTTTAAGAATGCCAGACATCATTCCGACTGCTTTGAGCATACTCAAAACTGCCTTACCTTTATTTTCGGTAATCAATCCATATTCATGAACATTTGCTTCATATAGATGATTTACAACTTCAGTTGCTTCTTCTTCCTCAATACCCTCATCAATAAGATATTGATATACTTCTTCGTAAAAGTTGTCCATCTATACAAATACTTTTTAGATATTTATAAATCTAATATCAGTCTTCCTTAGTTTCAGAAGAAACCTTACGTGAAAATCCTTTTATCTTATCAAACTTGATCACATTCTCAAACTTGTCGTACATATCCGACTTATGAGATATAACAAAAATATTTGCGTCTTGAATCACATAGCGGATAATTTTAAGAAACTCATCAGTTCCAAATCCATCTAAAGAAGAATCAAAAACTTCATCCATAATCAGCAGGTTGGTGTTTACAGAGTTTTTGACACGCGCTACTTCACGCCAAGTGAATAATAGAGCAAGATCTATTCTCATCTTTTCACCTTCACTAAAGGAACTATACGAGAAATCTTCATGTATAGCGGACTTCACAGTTTCCTTAAATTCTTCATCAAGATGGAAGTTGATATAAAAATCCATCATCTGGAGATAGCGATTAACCTGCTGGTTAATGAAAGGAAGATACTTTCTTATGATCTTCGTTTTAACTCCGTCATCTTTGAGTAATGAATATGCAAAATCGTGATGAACGATTTCTTGTTTCTTATCTGCTAGGTATTCAATTGTCTGTTGGAGATTGGACTTAAATTCGTCTAACTTTTCATGCTCAGTATTTCGGTTTGCAAGGTTCTCGGTAATCGTTTGAATTTCATGTTCAAGATCTCTGATTTGTCTTTGATTTCCGGAAACCCTAGTATTATTCTGAGAAATGCCATGGGTTAGATTTACTATCTCCTGTGAAAGTGTGTTAAATTGACGTTCTCTTTCTTGTTCAAACTTTATGGTTGATTCCAACTCATTGAAACCTTCCTTAAGTTCCTTTGCCGTATTTTGAACGTCCTCAATTTTATTTAACCGAAATGATTCTTCTATGTCTTGAGTACAAGTAGGGCATACCGTATTTTCCATGAAAAATTTATGCTCTTTAGTAATAGAGGATACTTTTGCAGATAATTTTCCACGAAGTGTGTTTAGTTTTGATAATTTTTGTCTTGCCCCTGTTACCTCTTCCTGATCTTTAGTGAACTTATGTACATTTTCCTCAAGTTTTGCATTTTCTAACATATATTGATCAACTTCACTCATAAGTTTTGTAATCTTAGTATTACTAGATTGAATATTCTGCTTACCACGATTTTCTAACTCATCTATAAAGTTCTGTTGCATCTTCATCTTATCTTTAAGAGTATCTTTCTTCAGATCAAGAGACTTTACCTGATCTTTATGAACACGAATCTTATCTTTAAGAATATTATTCATCAAAGAAAAAATGCGAATATCCAATAAGTCCTCAATAACTTCGCGACGATGTGTCGAAGTCAGTTGCATAAATGGAACAAAGTTACTACTTCCCAAGATCACAATCTGAGTGAAAGATTTATAGTTTACTTTAAGAATATTGTCTTCCAGAACTCGTTGCATAGCACGGTCATCTGCTTCACGATGAAGTTCCGTGCCATTAACGACAATATCAAAAACAGTAGGTTTGATTCCACGTCGTACAATATACTGACGACTATTAATTTCAAATTCAATCTCAACTAAACAGTCACGCTCATTAGTAGCATTGATTAGTTGAGGTTTATTGATTTTACGAAATGGTTTATTGAACAGAACAAATGTAAGTGCATCTAGCATTGTAGACTTACCAGCACCATTTGTTCCGACTACAAGATTTGTATGATGCTTTTGAAAATCTATCTCAGTAAATTGATTACCACTAGAGAGAAAATTTTTGTACTTAATCTTCTGGAAAATTATCATCTAAGTCTCTAGGAGGAATCACAATATCATTGGGTGTAACCACCGCATATTTGTAATTATAGCGTTTACACGTCAAAATTGCAAGTGCGTCATCAACTTCTACAACGTTCATATCCGCATCTTCAGATTCTTTTAATTGCATAGCATAACGATCTGCATCATCTTCATCTTCAAAGAGAAAGAGGACTTTTTCACCATAACGGTTTTGAACGGCATAAGCACCATCCTCTTTATTATCTTTGAGAGTAAGAAGAAACATTACTCAACCTCGCAAGCTTGTGAATAGACTTTTTGAAGAATTCCTTTAACGATAGCACTATCACAATCAAACTCTGCCTCATCGATATATCGATTTAAAATAGAAATTGTATTTTCATTTTCTTCAACTTCAAATTCTTCATTTACTTGAATTGAAAAATTTTCTACAATTTTTAAGTCTTGAATACCACAGGAATATAATTTATCTATAAACTTTTCAAATTTCTTAGGTTCGGTTTTCTTCCTAACAATAACCTTTACAATTTTACCCTCATACTCACGAGTATCAAATGTTTGATATGGAGTATCTTCATAATAGATGTTATAAAAGAGTTTATACGGATTATCAATATGCTCAAAATCTAAAGTCTCAGTATCAAATATCGTAAACCCACGAGGATCATTCACATCATTCCAGAACATCTCATAAGGATTTCCTAGGTAGAAGATTTTTCCATTGTCGCTTCGTGTATGGTAGTGTCCTGAAAACACCTTGTCGAACTTCTCAAATTCGTTGATCGCCATACCTTCTTCCATGACGTGACCGCGATGCGCTCTAAATCCGTTGAGCTCAAGGTGCCCCATCGCACATACGCTACTAGAAACTTTGATAGCGTTGATACTACTTTTAAGATTTTCCGCATTAATCCAAGGAACAAACAATACTTGCAATTTATCTACCATCACCTCAGTACATTCTGAGTAGATTTTCACATTATCATACTGCTTAAGTAATAGATCTACAGAATTAATTGAATTAGTATCTTTATAATAAGCAGTATGATTACCAACGATAGTGTGAACGGTTACACCCATCTCTTCCAACTGCTTATAATAATTCTCCTTTGCCCACTCAAGAGACCACAGATCAATAGAACGACGATTATCAAACGTGTCTCCCATATCGATTACCGTAGTGATACCACTCTTTTTCAAGTATGGAAAGAACACATCATCATAAAACTTTTTGAAGTATTCATGAAGAAACTTAGAACCCTTACGAGCTCCAAAGTGTTGATCGGTAATAATGGCAACCTTCATTGACGATTTGTCTTGTACGTAATATTATCCTTAATTGTATTATACTCTGAACTGCTGCTAGAAAGCAAGCTATCATCAACCATCATAACTTCATCGTAACCAGTCCGTTCGATGATTTTAGTTTTTATTTCTAGTTGCTTCTTCTCTTTCTGAATTCGACGTAGAAAGGCGTAGTGAATAATCTGAGTAAAGTATGCAAATGGGTTCTTAGACTTCTCTGGATCGAAGTTATGGATGTACTGAACACAATTTTCAATACCATCAGAGATCATATCGTCTCTGAACATGTAATTTACAAAGTTTGGTTTGTATGACAAGTGCGTAGCAATCTTCAGAAAACATTCACCCAGATAATTGGTGATTTGTGGTTTTCCTTCCCAACGCTGTGACCTATCTGCCTTGGTAGGTTCTCTACCGTTGATCCCCATGAAACTTGCTTCTACCTTAGATCTATAAACAATCAGTGCCTCAAGCAACTCCTTGTTATTCACATAATGTTCTGATTTCTTTTTAGACATAACATTGTAATTTTAGATAAACTTTCGTTATGTATATTATAGCATACTATTAAGGCTTGACAACATACTGATTTATAAGTAGAATATCTTTGTTAAGGTTAAAGAGGGGGGCTTAGCTTTCTTTATTATCTTTAAGTTTATAGATATTTTCTAGCATTTTCCTTGCTTCATCGACAGAAGATACATATCCCATTTTATCAGAGATCTTTGTTCTACCATCTTCTTCCCAATCAAAATCTTCTTCATTGAGATATTTGTTGTAAAACCCAATCATATTACCTTCCTTTACTTCAGTCATAGTAATAATTTTATCATACTTGATTACGTACATACTATCATCTGCCATTTCCATCCAGGGTTTTACCTTGACATATTGCCCTACGTGGTTACGCATTATTTTCATAATCACTGGGTTCATCAGTAGAATAATAGGGTCGCCATCATTCTCGTCTACACAGACCAATGAAAATATTTCCTCTCCTGTGATCAGTTTTAGTACTGCATGAAATTCTTCGCCCATTTAACTCTTTAGCGGTATGTTTACAATATCGTAATTGAAGTTCTCCTCGTTATAAA